GTTAACTCCCTGGTCCTGGCTAGCCGATTGGTGTGGGAATGTCAACGATGTAATCGCTGCTTCCAACAACGCTCTCGGACTTACCTGGGGTCGTATCTGCGTCATGCGCCGTTCTAAAGGCGAGTATAACGTAGAGATTGACCACTCTGTTGGCTCCACGTGGGCTACCCTTTCGGGTAGCTGGCGCGTTGCCATGGAGCGTAAGGATAGACATCCAGTCTTTCCCGTGCTACCGTTTCCCCTACCTCACCTGCCCTTTCTTTCGAAGGGGCGGATGTCCATACTTGGGTCATTGGCGATCCTAAAGGCTCCACGCCTTTAGGTAGAACTCACCTAGATCCTAGTCAACGAAAGGTCCTAGTTCCTATGCTTGGTAACACACTCGTTCTTCCCATTAGTGGTGGTGACATCACTCTTGTGAAGATCAATCAGGATGCGTACTCTTCCGAGTACGCTCTGCGCACCTCAACCATCGTTTGGACCGCGAAAATCCGTCACACGAAAGTGAAAACGGCTTCGGGTCTGATGTATGATCGACACAACTTTGAAGTTGTGAAGACCACACTCGCGACGGATACGGTGCCCGAGTTCTATCAGAAGTTCTTCTTTGTCGACGAGCGCAAGCCCGGCGACACAGTTGTAACACTGGCAGACGGCGTCGCGGATCTCATGATCCTGACGTCGAATGCCTTTCTGAACAGCTTGGTGCAGTGGGAATCGTAATACGGAAGCCCTCGTTGGGCCTCTGCGTATTTCGATGATCCCATCTTGGTGGTGTGTTGCCGAACAGCATGGGGCACATCTCAAGAATGAATCTTGCGTATGCCTAAATGCCATGTTCAGGAACTGAGCGCTTTTTACGCGAGTCTCATGAGAGATTGCGCGTCAGCGTACCCTACGTTGGAGATGGAATTTGAGAGAGATCTCAACCGTCTCCTAGCCCTCGTGAAGTCGAGGGGAATTCGAGTTTTTCTCGAAGACCTCCCGGCCGTGGGTAAGCACCTTGATAGGTGTTTAGATAACGGCAAGTACGAACTGTCTGGGCTGCCTCTGACGAAGAGGTACTCAGGCAGAGTAGTGATTCCGAAGTTTCTTCGGGGACTCTACTTACTTGTGTTTCACGAGGACGGTTGTTTGCGGACTGACTGCGATAGCCAGGCAATCTTTCTTCTGCGCCAGGTTTTACTTGGTGCCAAGAAAGCGTCTGTACCTTGCAGTGATGAAAAGGTTAGCCTAGAAGTGGTTAACTTTTTCGAAGTTGATAATTCGCTGCCAGAACCAGAGAGGTTCTGGAGTTCAGCGGAGTCGGAAACTCAACAGGAGGGTTTACTCCCTTCTGCGGCCGCAGAGGAGGCGGTCTACTGTGGTTACAGTAAATCGTCAATTTATGCAGCCCGAGTTTCTGATCCGGATC